GAGGCTAGCGAAAGAGAACAAGAGACCGAAGAAGCAATGGACTCTATGGTTCGCACAGAGGCGGAAGGAAGATTAGACGCCTTAACTGCAGTATATCAACTAACATATGATTTATCATTTGCGATTGGAGCACAAGAATAATGGACCTACAAGATAAAATTAGAGGCAATGATGTACGTAAAGAACTTGATGAGATTGTTGATAGATTAAACAATGTTCCTGTAGGTATGTCCCTTATTTGGACATGGGCATGGGACCTAATTAGATTTAAATATGAGGAGTATAAAGAAGTTGCTGAATACAATGACTATGTAGTTAAGCGTGATATTACTCTGGATGATATCTGGGACACTCTTTGGGCCAACCCGTCCGAAACGTTCACCCTTGAATACGGTGCCCTGGAAATGGATGAAGCGGTCACTGATTGGTTAGTTGATAATTCATTCCTGATTCCTATTGATGATGTGCTTGACGAAGACGAAGATGATGTGCTAGAATCCGAAGAGGAAGAGGTGTAATTATTGGCAAGCATTAATGATAAAGTACACGAGAAGATTGCTGCTGGGCTGGCGGATACAAGAGTATCACCTGCAGCATTAGCAGTCAAAATGACAAGAGAGCCCAAGGCAGTAAATGAAGCCATGCTAGGTTATTTAGTTAATTATATAATTGTTATGGCAGAGCAAAAAGTAATTCCAATGCAGTTGGCTGAAATTCAGCAAACATGTAAGGAGTTAAAACTTTCCCTTGAGGAGTTGGGACTCACAGGGGTTACTAGACCACTTGACCAAAACGAGTATCTAGTAGTATAATAACAATAGGGCGTTCAGGCTGTTCCTGCCAAGTCCACGAGGGTCATCAGTTGGAGAGCTGATGGCCCTCTTTTTTTTGATCAAACCAAATGTCCGATTTGCCCTATTTGTGACGGCGTAGACATATCATAAAATAAATAGACATTACGAAGGGGGCGGGAATTTCGCTGGACTTTTTTATCAACAATCCCTAGTACTATATATAATACATTACGAAGGACCTCTAAAATTCGCTGGACTTTTTATTTATAAATCCCAATAGATTTTATACCAGACATTACGAAGCTATGTCAAATTTCGCTGGAGTTATATTGATCACATATAATGTATACTAAAATAACTATATAAAAAAAGTAGATCAAAATCTGTACATAATTAGACATTCTGTCTTAAAATGTACAAGTTCTGATCTATTTTTGTTTTATTTTGTGCAAAATATGTGCAAAATTTCTGCATTTTTTATATGGATTATATGTGACAAATATCACATTTTATATGCACGATATGGCTTGACATTACGATGGCGATATGATATCGTCTCATAACTAGTAACAATGTATATATAATTAATAACTGAATTTATTTAAATACTTATGTATATTATTCACCACTTTGCTCCACTTTACTCCACTTTATAGGCCTCTAGGAGGCTCATATAAAGGAGATAAATGGGAGCGGGATATAAGTGATAGATGCCTATTCTGCTCTATTTACAGAGATTGCAATAAAATGGATTACGCATATGTTCTTGGCTAATTACAAGATATTGTGAGCAGTGTGAGCATTTAGCTGTCATAAGACCAAAATCATCTAACTCTGGCATATTGATATATGGCTCTCTTGTGTAATATAGCTTAGATGTATACCATGTAATTAGTACTAGTAAGAATAGTAACTGGATGTTCATTTCTTCCCCCCGTTTCTTTTATTGTGAGCATATCAAACATAGAAATGAATCTTTATTTGATTTAATAAATATTTTTTTACATTTATTGCAAGCCACTTTATATGAGTCTTCTTCTTTTATATAGGCTTCTAGGTTATCCAATATGCCCATTGCTTGCTTCCCGCTTTCCTAAGTAATCCCACAAATCCATTAAGCTTTCAGAACCCAAATCATCGAAGTAGTATCGTTTTTTCTCTGGGCTATATGACCATCCATACCATAGATCATTTTTAGTCCAAGATAAGTTAGTTGGATGTCTATCCCAATCATTTGACCTTAGTGATCGAAGTACTGAGTCATAAAGCCTAACTTCATCAGTTACAGCATCTCGAAGCCTATCCCATGAAAATATCCTACCAACTAACCAATTAATCATTATCTGGCTCTTTCTCCCATGTAAGTTTTCCATCTTTATATACAGGCCAATACCCTAAAGCCTTCCAATCCATACGCATGATTTTAGGTTCTTTCATTGTCTATGCCTTTTCTTGTTCCCGTATTTAGCCTGCACTTTTGCTTTAGCTTTATCTACAATATCTTTAACCATTTGATCAAGCTCTTCTTGAGTCATTACCAACCGCCCATAGCACCACAATTAGCACATGTTACTTGACCATCAATGTCTAGTTGATAGTCACATCCATATTTAGTGCATAGGGCATCGCTCATTTTAGTGAAAACTATCCCCACAAGCGCATGAGCCTTGTGCATTAGGGTTATCTATCGTAAAGCCTTGCTTCTCTATTGTGTCTACAAAATCTAGGTTTGAGCCTTGTAAGTAAGGATCTGACATTCTATCTAATCTAAGATCAAAGCCTTCAAAGGGATAGATTACATCCCCCTCTTTTTCTTCATAGTCAAAGTAGGTTTGATATCTAAGTCCTGAGCATCCCCCAGGTTGAACAGATATACGTAAGAATTGAGGTCTTCCAGGTGTGGTTATCTGAGATTCTTTAATCAGCTCTGCCACTTTCTTGACTGCATCATCGGTTAATATCATTTAGTACCCTCCCATACATTCATTGCGAGTATGATATAGTCTGATCTTATTCATTGTCTTCTTATTCGGGGCATAAAGCTCTTCCCCACAGCAAGCAGTTTTTAAATGCCATTCATCTGCAAAAAAATCGTATAACATGCCTTTATAATTCTCATATTTTTTGGCTACAAATGCTTCAAATGGGTCTGGTATGTCATAACTTTGTAGGCTCATACTTATATTATATCCAATTGCTGTCTAATCTGTCAATACCATTTAATGTTGGCGTAGCCAAACTTTTGTTAAAATAGCTTCCAGTTTTCGCCTCATTTTTTGCCGTATTCAATCTTTATTTGATCACAATAGTCACATTTAATAGCATTGGGTGTAAGAACCCATTTGTGGTTACATTTATTAGTCAAATTTTGGTCCATACGGGTTTACATAAGGTGTTCCTTGGCTTAATCTATACAGCTCACCTTCATACTTTCCATAGGCATTACGAAACTCTGTATTTTCTGCCTTTAAAGATTTAATTTGATTTTTTAATATTTCATTATGTTGATCTAATTCAATATTGATATCTAATTGCTTTCCTAATGCTTTAATGGCTTCAGATACCTTATTGTTGCAATTTTTGATCTTTTCTTCATAATAATGAATGCCACCAACTACTACAACTGTGTAGAATGACATGATCAAAATCAACCAAATTTTCATTATTTACCTTCCTGTTTTTCGCTCATTATCCGAGGAATTTCATCGCCTTAAGCTTTCTTACAATATAAGCATTATAAGTTTCTAGCGCTGACTTTCTTACTGCTGTAAGTGAAGCAATGACCTGTGGAACTGTTGTGCCCTTGACGATAGTTACTGACTCTACAATTGGCTGACTAATCTTTAATCCAGAAGTAGTCACCTCAGTTTTTGCCTCTATTGTATTTGTTACAATTGTTTCATTTTGTTTACCTGTTGAAACAACTGTTTTTGTTTCATAAGAAGTAGTAGCAACAGTTGTTTCACTTCTTGAAACGGAGATAGAAGAAACTGTTACGTAATTTGAGTTCAAATTAATAATAGGTTTATTAGTCTCATCAACCACGCTAGGTGTAAAAGCTACCTTATTATAATTCGTATAAATGCTAATGTTTGAATCAGTTGTTGAAGATACCACAGTTTCTTTTACAACATTGCCTGATGTCTCAATAGTTTGTGGAGCTTCATGATTTGAGAAGTCGGTTGAATTTTCAAGAGTACTTGCTTTTCCTTCTTGAGAAAATGTATTTGTTTTAACATCATATTTAACTGGTGAAGCATCTGTAAGTGGACTTATAAATGAACCTTGATACTCCCCCGTTTTTGATGCTGGGACTTGCAATACATATGTGCAATCTTTGCAACCAAATTCCACTGGTACTTTACCAGCCCACGATCCATTTGCACCGCAAACAGATTCTTGACAAACAACATTTGCAACAACTGTTCCAGTACTATCAACCATTGCCCAATCACCGCAACCATTTGTTGCGTTACAATCACTTGCATTTGCATTTCCAGTAATTGAAACAGTTGAGCCTAAAATAATTGCTAAAACAAGCAATACTTTTTTCATTTATTTCCTTTGTTAGTAGTTATGACTAATTCTAGCACCTTGACACTAATTCTGTCAAGAGTCAGTTTTTTTTCTTTTTGATTTTTGCAAATTTTTTAAAAAATTATTTTGATTAATTAAATTTTTATAATCAATTTTAAGCATTACGTATTTTACTGCAAAAAACATTGTTAATAAAATAAATATAGCTAAAAAATTATTCATTCTTGTCTATAACCAGGCCCTCTATAATCTCCAAGCAAAGCTTTTAAGAAAAACTCGGCATCTTCATCAGTTACTGGAACATGCTCAATTCCATTCTGATTTTCAATCAATTTTTTCATTTTTTCTTTATTTGTATTCATATACCTATCCTACTATAAAAAGTGTTATTTTTCAACACCCCGTGCCACATCAGCACATTTTTTAATCCAAAGTAATGCAAATACAGAAGTCAATGCTTGGCCATCAAAATACTGCATTTCAAGTATCTCATCAGCAATCTTGTTTCTTAAATTTATTTCTTCTTCGTATGTCATTTTTTTTCAGCTTTTTTTGGCTCTCTATTTTCAATAAATTCTATAACCTTATCAATGCCTTCGGCGTATGAAGCAGCATCATCTTTAGCCCATAAAAGATTTCCTTCATTATCAAATGAAGATCCCCTGTAAATTAAATATTCAGCTTTATGCATTAATAATGAATTTATTATTTGATTTCTTTCCCAACTTCTTGACTTAGCACATGTAGAGCATGGACAAGGTGGCTTAGCATCAAATCTATCTATAATTTTATCATTTTCTGTAGTTTCCATAATATGTTCTTCGGCAGCTTTTATGTCCATGCTCAAGTGTATCACCTAAAATATGTTTTTGTCAAGAGAAATGTTATAATTAAATAAATATGCTTTATACGGAGGTCAGATATGACCAGAAAGATTAAAATTACGCTTGCAATCTTATTTATAATAGGATTAATAAACATTTTATCTTTTAATAAAGCTAATGCAGAAGATACATTTACAGGTCAGACTAATACTGAAATTGTTCCAGATCCAGCCCAACTTATTACAGATACATCTACGCCTTTAATTACAAATTCTAATTCTATAATTTTATCTGCAAATAATTCAATATCAGTAGCTGAAACTGCCACGGCAATTATACAAACCCAAGCAACAGCCATCACAAGCCCTACAGAGACTATAACAGCGACTATTACGCAGGCTCAGGCCTCCATTCAACAAGCTCAAACAATAGTAGATAGTGCTACTGTTGCTATCAATAATGTTGTTTCAACTCAAAATTTGCTGGTTCAAGCGATAGAAACTCAAACAGCCATGACACAATTAGTAGCCACAGAATCAGCAACAGTTCTATCTTTGAGAGATAGCATGACAGTTCTTAATAATCATATTGATAGCCAGAATGTAACAATAAATATAGATAGTGCTACAGTCCTTGCTCGTCAAGAAGATGTAGCATTAGTTCAAAACCAGATACGGTTAGAAAATGCTGGTAATCCACAAACTACAAACTTTCCAAAAGATGATGACTGGGCATTTAGAATGAATCTTCCATATGCTCTTAAACTTGGAGATCAAACATATACAGATGTTTACGTTGCTACAAATGGATTAATATCTTTTGGTACTCCTCAAGGATGGGGAGGAAATGCTCCAGCAGTTTATGTTAACTTCCGTGATTGGTGGAACGTTGACTCAGATACATATGTTAGATATTCAACGACAATTAACAGTCTTTTAGTTGAATGGAATGTTGTTCCTTACGGATCAAGATCATGGAATACATCAAAAACTTATATGACATTTGATGCTGATGTAAACCCATTAGATGGTTCTTGGAAAGCAGATATTTCTTCTGTTGGAATGAATGGAAATAATTATAATAATCCAGTACAGTTAGTTCGATATGTAAATAATCAAATGCAAAGTACATCAATTCCACTAACATCTGGAACAAACTCTACTAACTTTACAGCACATATTGATAATACTGGTTACACTCCTTACACTCCCCCTGCTTCTAATACAAATCTTGCAGAACAACTAACTACTGCACAAAGCAATCTGGCCTTAGCACAACAAACATTGACTGCTGCACAAAATGTAATGTCTGAATTACAATCAAATAAAAATGCATTACAATCAGAAATAAATGCAGCACAACAAGCACTTCAAGCAGCACAATCTAACTGGATAACAGCAACTAATGAAGTATCCTATTGGCAAGCACAAGTTGAAATAGCAAAATCACAATTAGATTCAGCTTTGTTGCTTGTTAATCAATCAGTAAATGCTATGGGATCAGCCGTAGATGCAGCAAACTCTACTGTTCAGAATACTTTAGCAGCGGAAGAATCTGTTAGACAAGCAACAGCTAGAGCATTAGCAGAACAAGCTGCAAGAGAAGCACAAATAGCAGCAGATAGAGCAGCACAAGAAGCTGCTGCAGCAGCAGAAAGAGCAGCAATAGCAGAAGCGATAGCTAAACAAGCAGAAGCAGATAGAATTGCTGCAGAAAAAGCAATTGAAGAAGCAAAGATAGCACAAGAAAAAGCTGCAGCGGAAGCAAAAGCAGCAGAAGATGCTCGTATATTAGCAGAACAAAAAGCTAAAGAAGCAGAGGCTGAAAAAGCAAAAGCTGAAGAAGATGCAAAAATTCAAGCAGAAAAAGATGCAAAGGCTAAATTAGAAGCAGCAAAAGCTGAAGCTGAAGCAAAAGCTAAAGCAGAAGCAAATGCAAAGTTAGAAGAACAAAAGGCTAAAGATGAAGCAGAAAAAGCTAAAGCAGAAGCAGATAAATTAGCAAAGATTGCAGAAAATGCTAAAAATGGAAAAGAACTGACAAAAGAAGAAGTAGCAGCAGTTGTTACATCATTAGTAGAAAATTTAAAGCCTGGAGAATCTATATCAGCAGCAGAAGTTAAAGCATCTGGTGTCTCTTATGTTGATCTTCCACCAGAAACTCCAGTTGCAGTTAGAACTTCTGAATCTGGTGAGGTTTTAGTTATTACAGCAGAAGTTGCTGCAAATGTAGAATTAGTTCAAAATCCAGGAGCATTACTACAAGCAGCATTTACAGATCCAGGAGCAGCACTTGCAGCACTTGGAAGCATTGGAGCAGACATGACTCCAAGTGAAAGAAAAGAAGCAACAAATATGGTTGTAGCAACAGTTGTTGCAACAGGAGCTGCACTTAATGCAGTAGGTTTGGCTACTGGAGGTGGTGCACCTAGTGCTCCTTCATCTGGTGGTTCAAGTGGTGGTACAAATTCAGGTGGTTCAAGGAGGAATGAAAGATGGTAAGACTAATTAAAAATGTAATCAATGACTTAATTGATCAGGCATGGACCCTTCTTGGTATGTTTATTGCCTGGGTAGTTTTGGATGGTAGTGCAAAAGTTGTTGTCGGATACGGAATTATATTTACAACAATTGTTTGGATATTGACCAGTCCAATTAGACATAGAGAGGAAGAATAATGAACGGAACATTAAAGCTAGGATTAATGGTAATTGCAGCATATTTAACCATATATGCATTTTCATATGCAATTGCAGAAATAATTTGTAAATATGATGATTGGAGGAACTAAAAATGGAAAATGTAAAAAACATTAAAAATATCCTTTTGCGTATCATTGCAGTTTTTGCTGCAAATGGTTTAGCAGTTATAGGAGCAGGAGCAATAGCTGGAATTTCAACAGCAAAAGCAATAACAGTGGCAGGACTTACAGCAGTTGCTGCAGTTGTTGAAAAATTAGCTCGTTCATTTATGGATGATGGCAAACTTACAGCAGATGAAATTAATTCTGCATTTTCAACAATTGATGCAGCAGCACCTTCTGTTGCAGATATTCAAGTTGAACAGCGTAGAGCAAAAGCAAAAAAGTAATTATATATGTAAAAAGGCTATAGTTAATTAACTATAGCCTTTTTATTTTTAAACAATTATTTATTTTTGTAATGACATGTTAATGACATTAACACAATTGCAGTGGTGTTAACCAAAAGCAATATTGTGTTAACAATTTCCAGAGTTGGCATTATTCCTCCAAGTCCTTTATATCCCTAATATCTTCTTGAATATCACTCATGATATCCCTTATTTCTTCAACCATTATATTGGTTTCAGTACTGATTCGCAAGTCTTTTCTAGCGATCTTTTTTTCTTGTTCGCCTTCCCGACTTCCCGAAGATAATAAAAGTCCAGCCAAAATGATGGACTCTAGCGATACTACTAAAGTAAGTAAGCCGTATGGAAATGGCTCTATTTTAAGCAAAATCCATGCTGCCCAAAAAACAATATGACATATTAAAAAGATAGGACTAGAAGCTTTCTCTGCAACTAAATCAGAAAACTCTTCTAGCCTTTTATTTATGTTATAAAAAAAATCTTTCATGGTAAATTAATTATACCATTGTATTTATATTAATTTAAATAATTTTAGATTCTTGTGCAGTTGTTAAAGCAATTTCATTAAATAAAGACATAAAATTATTTATAACAAGAACAGTATCTTCTACTGCATTGTTTGTAGCTTTTTCAATTTCATCTTCTGCAAAACGATCATTGATTGCCCAACTTTCTAATAAATCTCTTGAAACTATTTCTACAATTTCTTCAAGTTGAACTAACGATAGAGGCACTGATGACATTTTTATTTACCACTTTTCTTTCTTGCTTTTGCTAAAGCTTCAAAATCTTTAATTTTTGTTTCTCCCATATAACCCCAAGCGTATCCATCTGCAATCATCTTTTCATTTAAAGATACAGTTGCTCCATCAAGAAATACCCAGCCTAAAATACGACCATACTTTTCAGATGAGTCCATTTTTTCTGTCTTTATTACAACAGATTTAGCTGCTTCTATTTCATGTTTAAGATATGCCTTAGCCTCAAGACCTAAAGCCTTTTCCATTTTGTCAGAAGTTCTAGATTCTGGAGTATCTATGCCAGCAAGTCTTACTCTTGAACTAAACGATATGTCAAATCCTAAATCAATATCTACATCAATTGTGTCACCATCTACAATTTTGGTAACTTTTTTAACATAATATTCAAACATTATTTAGTTTTCTTTTCTGTAAGTTTTGTTGCTGGTGTTTTTGCTACAACTTTTTCTGCTGAGACTGTTGCTAATTTATTTAGAAGTGGAGCATTTTCTTCTCCAGCATACACTGGTCTTCCCCAACCAACAATAGCATTCATTAACTTAGGCTTGTTGTTTTTTACATATGCACGAGTTTTTTCTACGCACATTCCGCCATTTCTTTGATCTCCCTTAGCAGTTCCAGATGTGTTTCCTTCAATAACTTGAATTGTTCCATCCCCATTGTTCTTAATACAAAGACCAACATGTGAAATACGATTTACGCCATCATCTGGAAAATCAAAATAAATCCAGTCTCCTGGAGTTGGATCATCATTACGAGCATCTGACCAACGGTTTTCTTTTTTAAATTGATCTGATGCTTCTATTGTTGATGCAGACTTTGTAAACTTTGTTACTCCTGCAGTAAATGCACACCAAGATACAAATGATTGGCACCAAGGTTGAAAGTTTGCACCTGTCCATTTACCATACTTTGTTTCGTTATCTTTTGGACCCTCAATAGTTCCAATTTCTTTCTTTGCAACCTCAATGATTGCCTCTAAACTTCCTTTTATTGCCATCTTATCCTTCTTTCCCAAGATTATTAATTTATTATACCACAAAAGGGCGGGAATATTATTCCCGCCCTTTATGTTTTAATTTACTTCTTTAGTGCAACCTTAGCCTTTGGATTCTTAGCATTCCACTTCTTAGCAAGAGCATTGTATTCTGCCTTGTAAGCTGCTGATGCAAGATCTGCTGCTGCTTTTGATGCTGCTGCATCTGTTGCTGCCTTTGCTGCTGCTGAATCTGCTGCTGCTTTGTCTGCTGCACGTCCAGTCTTTTCTGCTGCAAGTTCTGCCCTTGCTGCTGCAAGCTGTGCATTAAGTGATGCAAGTGTATCTGCAGGGTTTGTGATTGACGCAAACTTTGTAACAGTCTTAACCGCTGGTGCAAGTGTTGCAACATCTGTTGCTGTAATGTTTACAGAAAGTGCTGCTGTACCAGTTAATGCTGGTGCTATAAAGTCAAACACAAATGTACCTGTTGCTGTATCAGAAACTGATACAGAACCAACTGTTGCGTTAATTGCTGAAACTGTTGGAGTTGTTGTAACAACTGGATTACCAAAGATATCTGTTGTCTTTGCATATACCTTTGATACTGTTGAGATTGATGCTGAATCTCCGCCTACAACTGAAAGGTTGTATGCAGGTCCTGCTGAACCCTTAACATAGTATGTTGTTGTGTTTCCACCAACTGTAACTACAACCGTACCAACAGTTGTTGTCTTTGTGTAGACGTAAAAGTCTGCTGTTGTTCCTGTGCCTGTGCTAATTGAAAGTGACGCAGATCCCGCTGATGCAGTAACTGGTGCTGACACTGTTGCAAGTGCTGGAACAATTGTTGCGTTTGATGCAGTTGCTGAAACAACTGTACCTGTATCTAGACCAGTAAGTGCAATCTTAAGTGCATCTGCTGAATCTACTGAATTGTCCGCTGGTACTGGAAGTACCGCAGGGTTTGATGAAACAGTACCTGTTGATACTGATGATCCTCCCACTGTAAGAGCAGTTGATACTGCTGCTGAAGCGGAGATTGTTGAAAGTGCACCTACTGCTACAACTGTAGCAAGTACTGCACTGATCTTTTTGAACTTGTTCATTTTTCTCCTATAGTTTGTATCCCTGTACAGGATAATGATTGCTTATGCAACCAATTTTATTTTGTTTTAGTTGTTTTTTGTTGTTTTACAATTTGATAAGGACCAGAAGTATAAATGTCGTTAATTGAAGCAATTTCTAAAGCTTTTTCAACACTTGCTCCTGCATAAAGAGCGCCAATTGCATACTCTGAACCATTCCCAACGCCATGTATTCCATCACTATTTAACATTACACTAAAGTCATTTCCTATGTCAAATACTTCTCCGTCAAATGCAAACAACATATTAAATCCAGACTCTTTATCATTTTGGTCAGGCTTCCAATCATTGTCAGATAAACATTCACGCATTGCTGGAATAAATTTTGTAATCATAAATTTATAAAGATTATCTCTTTCTTTAAGAGTTGGAACTGGTGGAATAAAAATGTGTTGCAAAATATCGCATGGCGTAGCATCTCCACTACCAGCAATTAACCAACCATTGTTCTTAGTAATTTTTTCCATTTTAGCATGTCGGTTTGGTCTTGATTGATCTGTAACTTGTGAATCAGCTCCCATAATTACATTACCATTTTTAGCAACAGCAACAATTGTTGTCATTTTATTTACCCAATTCTTCTAAAATAGCTTCGGATGTTCTGGACTCAATTGTGTCAATAATTTTTCCTTTTTGCATTAAAAAAATTTGCGGGATGCTTTTGACACCATAATATTCTACTATACTTGAACCTACCTTGTCAACATCAACAAGGTAGTAGTTAGTATCTGGATCCATTACTGAAACCCTACCATAATGTGGTTTTAATTGCTTGCATGGATTACACCATTCACCAGTAAAATAAACTACGCATTCATCTTCTTGTTGAAATTCTTTAGCATTATCTGTGATTTTAAGCAATTAATTCCTCCGCAAATATTTTGTTACCTACATATCTATTTTTAACTATAAAATCTTTAACGTACTCTGGTCCATTTTGCCTGCCTGCCAAAATAATAACCCATCTTGGCTCGTATTTTAAATCAATACATGATTGACACATAAATAATTGTATACCAGAAATAAGTTCTGATTTAAACGGGTGTAATTGTTCTTTTTGTTTATTGCATGAAAAACACAACATTAAATATCTTCCTCTTCATCATAATAGCCTACCCCTATTTCATCTACAGCAATAAATTCGTCGTTAGGCACTTCTACTGTATATTTAAATCCGCCATCATAGTACTCTACTAAAGATGACCAAACACCATGCCTTACTATGATTCCGTATATACCATCATCTGGAAGATATACGTAAGTTATTGTGCCTTCATCATTTGACATTAGATGCAACTCCTTCTATTTCACATGGAGAACCATAAGACTGTATTAAGCTTCTTACCATTAAAAGATATTCCATTAACTGCATTCTTTGTGATTCATTGTATTCCATAACATTTTCTTCATACACCGTTAAAGCAAGATAATTTGGTCTAGCAATTATATTTAATTTTAGATTTTTTACGGGAACTTTTATTTCCCGAACTTTCTTAGCCATTTCAACGCTGTATTTTATTTTTGCCATGAATTTTTTTTAGTTCTTTCCAAATTTCAGGGCTTTTGTGTGAATTGTGTTGTTTATCTGGCCTACCAAGATCCATATAAATACCACCCCATACTCCCTTTTCTTTTCCTGCAATACCTTCTGCATAACATTGTTTTATAACTGGACAACTAAGACAAATTTGATCAACTTGTTGTGATACAATTTTGTCTGTTTCATATAAATCATAAAACCAATCGTATTTAGGGTTTGTAGTCATCCCTTTACATGCAGCAAGATGATACCATTTTACATCTTCTTCATCTAATCCTATTTGATTAAATAAACTTGGCATATTTGTCGCTTATTTCCCAAAAACCGTCTGACTTTAATTGATAACGATTAGCGTATCCCCATTTATTGTTTTTGTAAATACCTTTTGCATCAGTATATGCACCGCTATGAGGGGTGAACTTAATTAAAGTCCATCCGTCCCAATAAAATCCTTGATTTTTATTTTTTTCAACAAAATTATGTGCTTCTTTATAATTTAATTTAATCATTTTCTACTCCAAACAAATTTCTCCAGTTAATAAATTCATATGTATTTCTATCTTTATCTATAACTTCTGTAGCATGTGAATCTGCATAGATAACAATTTGTCCTTCATTTAATGGAATCTTATGTGTTGTTCCATTTTGATCACGTTCTCCTGGGCCAACCTTAATAATTACCCCTCGATTTAATTCTGAATCTCTTGAATCTGCAGTTAGAATTAATCCAGATGCTGTAGATGTGTCTTCTTTTTCATTTTTTTTAACAAGAATTAGTCCGCCTAAAGGCTCTATGTTTGTCAATTTTTTCCTTTGTTAGTAGTTGTATTTAATTGTACCAGTTCAGCATTACATTTGTCAAGCTTATTCTTGAACATATCTATGTGGAATGCTATATGATTCAAGCAGACTAATGCAAGTCTTATTTCTTGCTGAATCACCAAAAACAAGTGCAAAATCTGGCGAAGATTCAATTAAATTTACATCAGAAAACAATGTTTTATCTCTAATTAATTCTTCTTTGATTTTATATCCTTTTTGTTTTAAAAATTTTTCAGTCTTTCCAATATACTCAGTAACCATGTTTTCTGCACCCTTTAAACCCGTATGAACAAAAACATACTCTTTGTCATCTGGATAAAAATGTTTACGATCATCAATTAAAACTGTTAATTGTCTGATTAAATCATTATAATCTTTCCAGTCTTTACTGCCAAAAATTAATACCCTCATAATTTCCTTTCTAAATACACAAGGACGGGGGAAACCGTCCTTGTGTACATATATACGTATATATAGATTAGTTAATTGGTAGGAATGAACCCTGCCATATTGGCGAACCAATTGATTTTTTCATTTCTTCTTTTGCTTCTTCTGCTGAAGTTTCTTCTGCTTCATGCTTTGCAGATTCTTCTGCATCTACTGCCTTACCCATGCAGTTACATAGATTCATAGGCTTACCGCAATCTGCACATGCTTTTGCATCTACTGCCTTATCAACGCAATTGCATTGATCTCCAGGCTTACCGCAATCTGCACATGTTTCAACTTTTGCAATTTCATCTAACTTTGCAACTGGAAGTGTTTGACCACATTCCTTACATGTTGCAGCTTTTTCAACTGGCTCTGCCATCTCTTCAGATGTTGGAGCAACTGCTGAAGTAGCAGAGCTTGGAATTGTAGCTTGATCTGGAACAATTGCTGGATTATTTGGTGCATCTGAAACTGATACATCGCCCTCTGGACGTGTCATTTGATCAATTACCTTTGTTACAGCAATATCTCCCTGTGGATCTGGTTCTGTTGTATTATTTGACATTAAATTACCTCCAATCGTGTAATCGCTAGGTTCCGCATTAACATTTGTATTAGTGTTTCCTCTAACGTAATTCTCTACTGATCTCTCGTCTCGCTCTTGATCTATTGATGAACTTGTACCAATTGCTTTAATAAAAGCTTCTTTTACCTCTTCAATAAATTTAATAACTTTAGAATTTTCAGAAAGATTATTATTTGTTTGTGTTTCCATTACTTGGACCCCGCCTCTGTTGAAGTAATATTTCCTCCAGCATTTTGTGGTGTAGTCATTGAAACATCACGCCCAGTAAAAGGGCTTGCAATGTTAAGATTACCAGCGTTATTAACGCCTAGGTCTGTTCTTGAATCAGAAGCCAAGCTTGCTTGTGGGCCTGCTTGTTCTGTAACTGGTGTTGCTACAGCAGGTTGCTGTACTCCACCCTCTTTGCTTTGTTGGTTGTTATCCATATTTAAATCACCACCTTGTTTTATAATTCGAATTCATCTTCTTCATCAAAATCAAACCCTGCTTCCATCAAAGCAACTTTACCTTGCTCTGAAATGTCCATAAGGGCATTTAAATTTTCATCATAAGATACTTCAATTAAACCTTTTTGATACAAATCAACCAAAACTTGATTTATATCTTCTTCCATAACAGCATGTAGTTCTGGCATAATCTCTTCCAAAACATCCATATCAAACTTATATATGGCTTCACCATCTTCATCTACTCCGTCTAAAAATGCTGCACCTTCTTCAATCAAATAATTCATTATTTGTTGATGCTCTTCATTAGAAGGATCATAATCCATATGGTTAAACCTTTCCTCATAAATCATTATACACTAATATTAAATAAATACATGCGCCCTTGGCAGGAATCGAACCTGCGACGCAGACCTTAGAAGAGTCTCGCTCTATCCCCTGAGCTACAAAGGCTTAGTGCCTCCAGTAGGTTTTGAACCTACGACCCGCAGATTAAAAGTCTGCTGCTCTACCAACTGAGCTATAGAAGCGTACCCCAAGTTGGATTCGAACCAACGCTGTATAGATTTTAAGTCTACTATCTCTACCACTGGATTACTGGGGCTTTGTGGAGCAGGTAGGACTTGAACCTACGATTACCGAATTATGAGTTCGGGGCTTTAACCAACTAAGCTACTGCTCCATATTAAAAACAAAAGGTACTATCTCTAGTACCTTTTGTTATCTTTTGTTTGATATTTATATTATATAATTATGCTAGGGTTTCTGTCAACTGCCATTGCCAAAATTCATGCTTGTCTAGGCGATCAGCAAAAAAGTTTAGTATGCCTTGTTCCCTTGCTTTATCAGCAATATCGCAACCATCTTTTAATTTATCAATTATTTGTAAATTTGTTTTACTTAATTCAAAAAACATTTGTTCTGCTGTTAATTCAAATGAATCATTTATTCTTAATGCACTATTTTGTTGTAATTGCTCTAAGCCAAACGGGGCTTTAACGCCAATCTTTCTTAAATTTTCTGCGTAAGTATCAATTGAATCAAACACGTCTTCGTAAATTTCTAACAAAAAAGCATGGTCTTGTTTGAATTCCCGACCTTTAATATTCCAATGGTAGCCATGAGACTGTGCATAAATCTTCATCGCCATAGATTGTAATTCTTTTAAAACACTTACCAATTCTTGATTTGTTGCCATATTTACCACTTCCTGTACGTCTTTATAAATATAATTATATACCCATCAACCTTCTTTGTCAATAAAAGATTGTGAATATGCCAATGTTAAAAGCTTGATCAATCCTACTTTTCTAAATAAATTTCTGCCAGGTATTAATCCAAAGTTTTTTATTGAATTTAGGTCTGGTTTTTTGTTTTTGTTTTTTATGTCAAAAAATGTCCAAGTTGGAAGCCTAAATACTCCCTTGCAATAAATCTTTAAACAATCTAGACTTTCATATTTTTGATTTTTTTCTTTCCATAAATCCCAATAACCTTCTATGCCATATCTGTGTAAAAATTCAATTTTATCTTCTGGCCATTGTTTATTATTGTCAAAATTTAAAACAATATTTTTCATTCCAATTTGTGGCTCAAACCAAAAATTATGTTTTTCTTTATTTTTTATTTGATTGTAATTTGATAAACGATGCATTGGAAAAATAAAAATAGCTTTATCATTTTTATCTGTTTTATTTAAATTATTTAAAAAATCAAAATAAAGTTCTTCTGTCATAAAACAACTGCCATCAAATATTAAAGTTGTATTTGAATAAATATTTCCTTTTTCTATTCCAAAATTTCTTGCTTTATTTACATTTGTTAAAAAATATATAGATTCCGACATTGTTTCTGTCAAAGCAAAGGAATCTTCTGGTTCAAAATTAAACAAATTTAGTTTTTTATCTAAACATTTAAAATTTTTATTAAATAAATTTATAAATTCTTTTGTTTGAAAAGGTATAATAAAATATTCAATATTATGTTTTTTAAGTTGATCAATAATTTCTTTTTCAATATTTTTATTAACTATTCTATTTAAAATAAATATTTTTTTACAATTTAAAAAATTTTTTTCATTTTTTAAAATATATTCTAAATTTTTTAAAGATTGGTCTTGGCTGTGTATTTCAGGGACATCATTTCCTATGATGCGAACAAGAGACACTTGATGCATTGATATTTTGTTTACCCCTAATTTCTATGTGAGCAGTTTTAGGACTTGCTCAGGTCACAATCTGCGACTCCCCGATGAAGGGGTGCAGATTTTAATTATACACTATTTGATTTTAATAGTCTTAGGTTTGGCTTCCTCTGGAAGTTCACGTTCAATATTAATTGAAAGTAATCCATTTTCAAGTGAAGCAGATTTAACAACCATATATTCTCCTAATGTAAAGTGTTGAGTAAAATTACGTCCCGCAATGCCACGATGTAGGAAATCAGATTTTTCGTCTTTTTCTTTTTCGCTTTTGATTGTTAGAGTATCTTTTTCTACTTTAATCTCAAGGTCTTCACGGGAATATCCCGCAACTGCAAGTTCAATTGTGTAATTGTCTTCGTCAACCTTTTTTACATTATATGGAGGAAATTGTGATGTTGTTTTCTTATTTGATTCCCACCTTACAAATTGATCATTAAACCCTAGAAAGAACGGGTCATTAAAAATAGATTGAATTTGTACGAATGGGTCTGTGTATCTTAGATGTGTCATTTTACTTAGCTCCTTTTCAGCAAGTTAGTTAGATTTTGAGCCCCTATTGGCAGCTCATTTATATTATAATATATTAAATTGTTTTTTGCAAGCTGGGTCCAAATCCTTCTTCTTTTATAGCATGAAGGCATTCAACACATAAGCCAGAATACGCTTTTTTAATTGCTTCTTGCCTTTGAAATCCTTCCCAAATTTCTTTAATAGAGGTATTATGAATATTTGCATAAACTGTTTCATATTCAAAATCTATGCAGCAAATATAAACATTGCCAGTTGCAGATACGTAAAAACCTTCATTAAAAGATGTTCCGCAACCTACTACTTTTCCTTGATTTTTTGCTTTAATTGAAGGTTGATTAGATATAATTTTTAAATCTTCCAAGATGCTTGTTCTATCGCTTAAATTATTTCCTCCCCAAACATGTATTTTTGGAAAAATAACTTTAAATTCTTCAACTGCTTTTGACATTGTTCCATCTGTTAAGCTTAAATTATATTCTGGTGCATTTTCAAGAATTTCAGTCCAGCCTCCGTTTTTAAATAATGATTTTTCATTAACGCCATTTACCATTATGTAAAAATTTTTTGAGTCATAAATTGTAGACAATTCTTGTTCTGCATATTTAAGATTATCTAATAGTTTTGGAAAAATTTTAATATTAAAACCAGTAAATTTAGACCATTCTTCTGCATTTGCAGAAGGAACATTTAACCTTATTTCTTTAACAACATCTTTATATTTCTTAATCAAATCTGTTTTTTCTTTTGTTAAATTTACACCGTTGGTAAAAACAATCATAGCAACATTATATTTTCTATGCAGTTCTAGCATTTCTTCAAAATACGGATAAAGTAACATTTCATTAAAATGAATTGGAGAATTATAAATTGTTCCTGGAAAAACAAAATCTCCACGGCCTTCAGCGAGTTGTTTAAAAATGTTTTCCATTGTTTCAATGGACATATTTGTTTTATTTTCTTTTGAATTTCCTACATATGCAACTGGGCAAAACCAACATTTTGCATTGCATATTCCATTTGGATCAACATTGACATATTTAATTGTTGGTTTATACAAATTTATCATTTTTATTTTATAACCTTTACTAATGAGGGTCCAGAACCTTCTTCTTTAATTGCATGTAGACATGATTGACACAAAGTTTCGTAGCTTTTTTTGATAGCATCTTTTCTTTGTGATCCTTGCCAAATTTCTTTAAGTGGTATTTCTTTTACATTGCCGTAAACAATTTCATAATTAAAGTCTACAGCACAAATATAAACATCCCCATTTGCTGCAATGTAAAGTCTTTCATCAAACTTTAAACCACAACCAATTACTTTACCGCTATTTCTTTGGTTAACTGCAGATTGATTAGAAATTATTTTAAGTTCTTCTAAAACACCAGTTCTATCGCCCAAATTGTTTCTTCCCCAAATATTTGTATTTGGTAAAATTTCTTTCATTTCTTTTACAATTGTAGCTAAGGTTCCATTATTTAAATCTAGGTTGTAATTTGGAGCATCCTCTAGCATTTCTATCCACCCACCATTTTTAAATAATGACTTCTCATCAACACCGTTTGCCATAATATAAAAATCTTCTGGGGAATAAACAGTTGATAATTTTTCTTCTGCATATTTTAAATTTTCTATTAACTTAGGAAAAATTTTAATATTAAATCCAGTAAATTTTGACCATTGCTCTGCATTAAGAGATGGAACATTTAAAGCTATTAAGTCTACAACATCTCTGTATTCCACAATTGTATCTGTTTTTTCCTTTGTTAAGTTTACACCATTAGTATAAATGGATACAAATACCTTATATTTTCTATGCAAATCAAGCATTTCTTTAAAATATGGATAGAGTAATACTTCATTAAAATGAATTGGCGCATTGTATATTTTTTTTGAAACCCATTCTCCTCTTCCCGCATCTAACTGGGAAAGAATGCTTTCCATTAAATCTAAGGGCATGTTTGTTTTTTGTTTTTTAGGATTGCCTTCATAAGCAACTGGACAAAACCAGCATTTTGCATTACATAAACCATTAGGGTCAATATTTATGCTTTTAATCATTAAAATTACTCTATAACCTTTTTAATCGCTGGACCAGATCCTTCTTCTCTAACTCCATGCAAACAATTTAAACAAAGTCCATCATAAGCTTTTTGAATTGCTTCTCTTCTGTCTGCACCCAACCAAATTTCTTTAAGTGGTGTTTCATGAATATTTGCATAAACTGTTTCATAATTAAAATCTATACAACAAATATAAACATTGCCCGTAGCTGATATATAAAGATTTTCGTTATACTTCAAGCCACAACCAATTACTTTTCCTTTATTTTTTTCTTTTATTGCAGATTGATTTGAAATAATATTTAAATCTTCTAATACACTGGTTCTATCACCCAAATTATTTCTGCCCCATATGTTTGTATTTGGCAACAACTCTTTCATGTTTTTTACAATGTTTGCAAGAGTTCCTGTATCTAAATCCATGTCATATTTTGGAGCATTTGGCAACATATCCAACCAGCCCCCGTTTTTAAATAATGATTTTTCATTAACGCCGTTTGCCATAATATAAAAATGTTTTGGTGAATATATTTTAGAAAGTTTTTCTTCTGCATATTTAAGATTATCTAATAGTTTTGGAAAAATTTTAATATTAAAACCAGTAAATTTAGACCATTGTTCTGCTTCTAAAGAAGGGACATTTATGGCAACAACCGTAACAGTGTCTCGATATTTTTTAATTAGATCAGTTTTTTCTCTTGTTAAGTTTACGCCGTTGGTATATATTCCTACACCAATTTTATATTTTCTATGCAAACTTAGCATCTCTTCAAAATGCGGATAAAGCAAAACTTCGTTAAAATGAATTGGAGTATTAAAAATCATTTCTGAAACCCAATCGCCTTTACCTTCATCTAATTGCTTAAAGATACTTTCCATTGTTTCAAGAGACATGTTTGTTTTGTTTTCTTTTGAATTGCCAACGTATGCAACAGGACAAAACCAACATTTTGCGTTACAAAAACCATTTGGGTCTATACTCATATGATGAATCATTTTATGCCTTTCTACTTAAACATTGTATCACAATTGTGGTTTTTAATAAGCGTTTAAAAATGCTAAGTCTAAAAGGTCCAGCATTCCCTTATATCTTGCTTGTTTTTTTTCTAACGACAGTTTGTTATCATTAAAATCAAAGTTAGTGTGAGTTGGAAGCCTAAATATTCCTTTGCAGTATACATTATTAAAATCTTTTAACGCATATTGCTGATTGTCTTTTTTCCATTCATTCCAATATCCGTCTACGCCGTGTCTTATTAAAAATTCAATTTTTTCAAAATCTGTATAAAAACAATCTGGATCAAATTTTGAATTAATATTTTCTAGTCCAACTTGTGGTTCGTAGTAAAAATTATGTTCTTCTTTTTTAAAGATTTGTTCATAATTTTTTAACCTGTGAACTGGAAAAACAAAAATATTTTTTTGGTCATTAAATTTTTTATGTTTGTTTTTAAAATCATTATAAAGTTCTTCAGTAAAAAAAGAATTTCCATCAAATATTAATACTGTTTTTGAATGTAAAAAACCAATTTCAAGACCTTTGTTTCTTGCATTATTTATATCTATTATATAATGAATTGATTTTAAAAATTTTTTAATTTTGTTTTCAACAATATCATTTTTAATTTCTTTTTTTAAATCTTCATTAAATGTTTCTAAAAATTTATCATAATTAAATGGAATTACATAATAAATAAAACCATGTTTTTTAATTTCATTAATTATTTTTTTTTCAATTTTTTTATTTAATATTTTATTAATAATAAAAATTTTTTTAACATTTTTAAATTTTTTTTCATTTTCTAAAATGTAAATTAAATTTTTTAATGATTGCAAATTTCCGTGTATACCTGGGATATCATTTCCTATAATCCTAACAAGAGCTACATCTTGGATAGAAGTTGTATTAATTTTTTACTCTTTCTATTATTGGTTAGATCTTCCTTTTGGATCTGCGTGATTACCATATCCAACTGTTGGTTTACCGTCATGTTGTGGTGGTGAATTATAAGTTGACATCCATCCAGCATCTCCCGACATTTCACCATAATTAGTTCCAGACATTGCTTCTCCGAGTGGCAAAAAAACTCCATCCCATATTGAAGTTGATTCTTTTGTTGGAGTAGGATTTGCACCCTTTACTACTGGTTCTGTAACTGCTAATGCTTCTAATGCTGCTTTTGCATCTTCTTCTTTAAGATAACAACCTATTGATTGTCCCGAACCCACTTTAATTACAGACCAACCGTGTTGGCAATCTGGAGTATTAAATTCTATCTTCCAACCAACGCCACCGCTTATGCGACCAGAGCTTGCCGATGAATCTCCCGCAATATTGCCACGTTCTTTTTTAATTGTATTTTCCTCCACGGCGTTTGTATTCCTGAACAACCCAACCATTTGCGTAAGCTGAAGGATACACTTCAAATTTCTTTTTAGCATCAGCAATTACTCTTGCATATAATTCTTTATCTGATGGTTTTCCTTTTTTATCTGAAATTATATCTTTAAATTTATCTTTTTTCTTTTGAATTGGTGAAAATGCGCCATTCCAAATTTCTTTTGCAATTTTTTCTTCTTTATTTACAATTGCACGAGACCATGCAAAACCTGCATCTCCACCCCATGCGTTCCACATAATTTTACCGTTAGATGGTTTATCCCAATTTTTTCCTTTTTTATCAACTTCATGTCTTGAAAAGAAAGAATACATTCTTTTAACTGTATCAAGAGACATTGATCTTCCAGCAACTATATCGCTTGCACGACCCCAACCAACTGGTGTACCCGCTCCCGTGGCTTGACCATCTTCTTTCCATTTTAATGCACGACGTGCTGCTGCTTTCATGCCAGCATTTGGTTGATATCCACCATCAGCTTTTTTCACTGGAATGCAATTAGGAACTGTTTTTCCATTTTGATCTTTTGTTCCAGCATATTGGTATCCGTCCCAGCAAGGACCCTGACCTTTATCAATGCAATTTACACACTTTTCTGTATCGGAAATATAATGATGATCATTACCTAAATCATCGCAACCACAAGTCATACATTTTTTTACACTTGCTTCTGGTTCATTGGCATATAAAGCAGCCATTTGTGCTTGTGCTTTTTGCTTGCTTGGGTGTGTACCAGCAACGTGTCCAGTATTTTGTGCTACTACTGAAAACTTACCTTCATGTTGAACAATTTTGTATGGCATATTTCCCCCTAATTATTTATATAAATTATACCACGAAGAGCGAATAGCGAGAATCGAACTCGCACATTAACCTTGGCAAGGTTACGCACTACCACTATGCAATATTCGCAGGGGCTATAAACGATGGCGACTTCCAGTTGCACATGACGTACATGCTGTATCTGTCTCACACGCCACTCGCTTCCGAGTTTCGGGTGTATATGTAACTATAACATCCTAAGTTGTGTCGTTTATAGCCTTGCTCCCTGACCTGGATTCGAACCAAGATACCCGCCTCCAAAGGGCGGTGTCCTACCGTTAGACGATCTGGGAATGTTGTTACACTATAATATCAGTTTTGTACATTTTATTCCACTCGTTAATATCATCCCAATCATTTAAAAGTGGCTGCCCTTTTATGTTTAAACTAGTATTCAATAAAATTGGTACTCCAGTAATTTCATTCCAAATACTGAGAACTTCATACAATCCTGGATGTTGATCTTTATTTACTGTTTGGACTCTTGAGGTTCCATCTTTATGCACAACTGCGGGTATTGAATCTGGCTTTAGGCATTTAACAGCATATTGCATATAAGGGCTTGGCTTACCTTTTGGCATATCAAACCATTCATTAGCATGCTCTTCCATTACAACTGGAGCAAAAGGCCTAAACATTTCTCTTTTTTTTATTTGATTAACTTTATCTTTAACCCTTATGTCTGTTGGATCAGCTAATATGCTTCTATTGCCCAATGCTCGGGGACCAAATTCTGCACGTCCCGCTGCTACTGGTGCTATTCCTTTGCTAACCAATTCATCTAAAATTTTTTGAACTGGATATTCATTTTTTAAATCATATCCTAAATAAGGACCTTCCCACTTTATGTGTGATCCACGTATTGATAATGCTGCACCCAAACTTGAGCCAGCGTCACCTGGATTTGGCATAATCCATATATCATCAAAAATATTACACAATAAAGTATTTGCAGAACAATTTAATGCACATCCACCCATAAATACAAGATTTTTTTTGCTAGTCATTATTTTTGCATGATTCATAAATTCAATTAATCTGAGTTCATACACGTATTGAACTGCTGCTGCAATATCAAATTTATCTTGATCTGAAGTTACCCAGCCCCAATCAGTAATTCCTTTATGAAAATTATATTTTTGCCTTTCAATGCTTGGAAAATATTCATTTACTTTATCAAAATATTTATTTTTATCTCCATATGCAGCCATACCCATCATGATATATTCTTCTTGATTGGGCATAAGTCCAATCAATTGTGTAAATGCTGAATAAAATAGTCCAAAGCTTAAGGGGTAATTTCTTTTCTCTACTAAAGAAATCTTTTCATTAATACCCGTCCAAATTGTTGATGTATTAAATTCTCCAATAGCATCTAATACAACAATAACTGAATCATTAAATGGACTTGTATAATATCCTGCTGCTGCATGAGAGTAATGGTGTTTAAATTCTTTTGCCTTTATGCCTTTATAAACAGGCTTCCAATCTGATGCCCCGCCACGCAACCTAATTCTTATTTTTTTTAAACGGGACTTTTCATAATAAGCAGCCTCATCTGGAATACCATAATTAAGTAGATCACGGTATATTTCATTGTTGTTATACCAATCATTTTTTTTCTTGCTATACCGCTCTGCATGTCCAGCAAACAATATTTTTTCATCATTAATTAATGACATTGCAGCATCGTGAGATGTTTCGTTAAATCCTAAAATTTTCATAAGGAGCTGCTTTCAAGGTATGTATTGTGCATAAAGTTAGCCCAATATTCGTGATAAGCTACTCCATAATGCATGTCGTCCCTTGCTTTTGTTAAATAGTTTATGCCTTTGTTATTTTCAACATAATTAAAAACAAAATTAGTCATATCTTTAAAATCAATACTATAAAATGTTTTAAATTTTTTTTCAAAATATTTTTGTGTTTTTGATACATAGCTAAAAGAAAATAACTTAATGTTGTTGGATTTGCAATAAGATTCTAACATCAAGTAGTATTGTATGTACAAGAAAAATATAAAATTTTTATATTCATCTTCAATAAAAGAATGGCTTATTTGATCAGAAGATTCCTCATAATGATAAAATCTACCTCCGTCTGGTATCATAAAAAATATAACGTCTGGATTGCCATAAGTGTTAAAGTATTTAAACATATTTGATATTTGATCGCATAACCCACTTGCACCAATGCCTATATTAAAATATCCAGAACATTCTTCTTTTTCTAAAATTTTATTATATGTTTTTTTTGCCCACATTTCTTCTTGTAACAAACCAACACCACTAGTCACAGAACATCCAGAAAAAAGAATGTGCTTGCCTTGATGTGCATTTTTAAATTCTTCTGATCTAAAACCGTGAGAATTTATTTCTTTTTCTTCTCCAAAAAAATTTTTTTTGTAATTTGAAGAATTTATTAATTCAAATTGGTTTCTATGAACTTTAGAATAAACATTTTTATATTTCATTGCAAAGTACTTTCGTTATATTTATTATAAATAAAATTAGCCCAATATTCATGATATGCGGTGCCCCTATGTCTTTCATCTTTGGCCCATAGTGTGTAAGGATTTTTTGTTTCTTTTGCAAAAGCTGCAAAAACAAATTCATCTTGATCTTCTAAATTAATTTTATAAAACGTAAAAAAATTTTTATCAAATACATCATCTACAGATTTATGTCTTTTTTTATTAAAAACCCAGGTAAAAGAATATAGTTTTATTTTATTTGCTTTGCAATATTCTTCTAAAATCATGTAATTGTTTTTATTAATAAACATAAGAAGTTCTAAATCTTCTTCGCTGTACCAGGCATTTCTTATTTTATTTATATTTTCATCAAAATTATAAAACCTCAGTGCGTCTGGCATGCAGAAAAAAATAACATCAGGGTTTCCGTAAATTTTAAAATATTTAAACATATTATATATTGAATCTGTTATAGAGCTTCCAGTTGTTCCTATGTTAAAATATCCAGAATTTTTTTCTTTTTTTGATATTTTGTCATAAACAATTTTTGGCCAAGTTAGCTCTTGTTCAATTCCAGAGCCAAAAGTATAAGAGCATCCGACAAAAAGTAAATGTTTTTCTTCATGATTTTTTATAAATTTATCTGATCTATAATTAAAAGAATTAAATTCATCTTTTTTTAAATTAACATTAGGAAAATAAATTTCTATATGTTTTTTTGTATTTTCATAATGATTTTTAAGAACATTCATATCATCATGTACAAAACCAAATAATTGTTTTAATTTCATTATTTTTCCTTAATAAATAAAATCTTTTTTTTCAAATCTTTTTTGTTTAATTTTAAAAATTATTTTTTTAATTTTTAATTTTATTTTTTTGATAAATTTCATTTTTTATCCTTTTGTCCTTTTGTCCTGCAGATGAGATTTGAACTCACAATAGACACCTTATAAGAGTGCTGCCAAAACCAGATTAGGCTACTGCAGGTAATTTTTAATTTACCTGGCCTATAGATGGTGATTGTATTATCCTTGATCTTTCATCAATAATTTCATAAGCAAATTTTTTTAAAGCTTCTTTATTTTTTACATAATGATGACCGCAAAAAATAAGTTCTCCAGTAACACCTTTTACAACAACGTATGCTTGAGCATGACATGAATCACAGCGATCTGTTGCATTTAAAACATAATCTTCTTCAAGTTTTACCATTGTATTCATATTATACTCCTTATTTAGTCTCTTGTAAAATTATTAAAAAATTCTTTTTTAAATCAGCATACTTACCAAATTCAAATTCTTCATCCTTGGTTTTTCTCATAAAAGGGCAATAAATTCTTGCTTGCTTCATACATTTTTTGTGAAATGGGTGGTAATCAGAAGGTACCTTATCTCCAGTTAATAAGTCATCTTTTTTCCATCTTACAACATCTTCATCATCTTCAATTTTTACACCACAATATGCACACAGGTTATTCTTAGAAACAACATCTTCATTTTCTTGAATTAACTTTAAGTTAAAGTCTCCCGACTCAAAATCAACAAAACCTGGTTCTGATTGCCACGGCAAAGGAAATTTTTTATGAAGTTTTTTCTTTTCAGATATTTTTTTATTTACTGTAAAAAATGGTCTTGGCAAACCAATTATTTTTTTATTATTTTCATTCCATTGTTTATTCATTTTTTATATTGCTGGTCATCCTGGATTCGAACCAGGAACATCCCGATTAACAGTCGGGTGCTCTGCCGTTGAGCTAATGACCACCGATCCTACTCTACCTTACCAAAAGGATTTTTATCTATCATTTTTAAAAGATCATCTGGGTTATTAATCAATCTTCTTTGAGCCTCAAATTTACCAAGTTCAACAATCTCTTGTGCAATAGTAAACATCATGTCTCTCAAACCCCTTGCATACTTAAACTCTGAAGGGTGAATTTCATTAATTTCTTTTTCCATATTTGTGGCAGACTGAGTAAAGTATTCACAAAGTGAAGTTAAACTGATATATATATCATTATCGTCTTCTATGGTTTTTATTGTTCCATTTGCAAGCATTATTTCTCCTTTTATTGTATGTGCTACTCTACTATAAAATTTTAAAGTTGTCAACTATATCTTTGTATTCGCCATCTTCATCATCAAAAAAATCTCTTATGTCTTGTGGCATAATTCTTTTTTCTGGCAACCTTATAGTGTTTATTAATCTTGCATCTGATTCTTTTTTTAATAGTTCTAGTTCGCTTGAAAATACTCCAGAGTAGGTGTAAACTTCCACCTCTTTATCTTGATCTGGAGGAGTTAGTGATATTGCATTGAATACCGCCCCTGTAACAGCATCAGAGAGGTCTTTAGAGCCTTTTCTGGGGTGGTCTACCTTGTCCTTTAAAATACGAAGCTGAAGTAATTCATCAATTAACAACTGTATTTTTGGACCATGTAATCTTTCTTCAGTTAAACATAAAGAAAGATCTTCATAATGTTTTTTTGCAACAGAAAGAATCTCAGTTTTAATATTATTTACACCTAACTGCTGCATCATATCGTGAGAGTTCCATCGGTCAAATGTAACCATTTTTAAATTAAAACCTTTATCTCTTACAGAAAGAATATAATCTTTAACATCTGTAAAATCTACTGATTTTGATGCTGTAGGTGTCCAAAATCTAACTGCGTCTACCACAACTCTAGGTGCTGCTTCTTTATATTGTTCTCCAATTTTCATTGTTACCCAGCCATCTACGTGAGCTAATGCTACGGCACAATGGTCATGTTTTTGTGCGAGGTCAACGTGCATAAAATATGTCATGTTTTCTTTTGGTTTAAACTCATCATCAAATCTTCCATATGAATCAACATTTAATTTAGGATTAGAAAAAGCTTTTTCAATTACTGCACGATTTTTAAAAAATGCATCTGTTGCGTCTGGTGGCATGCAAGCAAATCTGGATAGGGCGTCTGTTGGATCCGTATAAAAGTCAATTGTAAAATCTTCAATTTTTCTTGTTGGGTTAATGTCCCATGTTGGTCTTTTCAATGCATACATTCTTGGTACTTTATAAGAAACAATATGGTCTTCTTCCCATTCAATTTCAAATTCATTCCCCTCAGTACTATCAGGAAGATCAGGATCTACTTTAAATTTATGGTGTCTTAATACAACTTCTTTTTCTGCAACAGCTTCATTATATTTTTGCTGAATATAGTCATTTTTAAAACGAGGAAAAGAAAGCAAAATTACTTTTCCAAAATCTGGGAAACGTGAATTTACTGATGCACGATACATTTTATATATTGCTGAAGCTGTTTTAGCTTGGTCATGACCTGTTGTTGATTCTAATTCAAATCCAGAAATTTCATCGAGAATAATCACAAGTACGTTATAACCTTCCCATGCTTCTCTTTCTGAGTGACCTGAGTGTACAGTTACAGACTTATCAAATTCAACCATATTTGCTTTTGCTATATATCTTCCTTGAAACCAAGGTGACTTTTCAATGCGTTGATTAAAACCTTTAAAGAATACTCGGT